AAAACAATACTTATAATAACAGGATTACTTTCAACATTAGTAGCTAACGTATTTATTGTAGGTCAATTATGGAAAGATTTTTCTATAATGAAAGACGATATTGTAACCATACAAGAAAATCAAAATGTACTAACTTTAAAACAAGAAATACTTGAGCTTAATTATAAAATTAAAAGCCTACGTTTAGAAATTGATGGAGATTATCGTGAGTGATTGGGAAACACAAATTTTAAATTTACAAAAAACTCTTGATGAAATTAAAGATGACATGAAAGAAAATAGAGCAGAAATACAATCATTAAAACAGGAGTTAGCTACTGGTAAAGGTAGTATTCGAGCTGTTATGTGGATAGGTGGAATTATAGGTATAGTTTACACCTTAATGAAAATCATTAAATTTCAATAAGTTATGACAAATAAAAGAGAAAAAGTATTAGACGAATTACATGAAACTTTAGCAACTACATTATTAGAAAAAGTTAAAAGTGAAGACGTAAAAGCTTCTGACTTAAATGTAGCTAGACAGTTTTTAAAAGACAATGGTATCGAAGGTTTACCTACAGATAACTCATCATTAAAATCTTTAGTAGACGAATTACCTTTTACTGACGAAGAGGAAGACGAAAAGAATATGAGTTATGGTGGAACAAAATAAATTAAAAGACTTTAGAAACTTTTTATATCTTTGTTGGAAACATCTAAAACTACCAGAGCCTACACCTATACAATATGATATGGCTAACTTTATACAAACAGGTGACCAAAGATTAATTATAGAAGCTTTTAGGGGAGTAGGTAAGTCATGGATTACTTCAGCTTATGTATGTCACCAACTCTTACTTAATCCTCAAGTTAATATTTTAGTTGTATCAGCTAGTAAAACTAGAGCTGACGATTTCTCAACATTTACTTTACGATTAATTAATGAAATGCCTTTGTTACAACACTTGATACCAAGTGAAAGTCAAAGACAATCAAAGATTAGTTTCGATGTAAAACCTGCAAGGGCTTCTCATCAGCCTTCTGTAAAATCATTAGGTATTACTGGACAATTAGCAGGTAGTCGAGCTGACCTTATAGTAGCGGATGACGTAGAAGTACCTAATAATTCCCAGACACAAGGGATGAGAGAAAAACTTTCTGAAAGTGTCAAAGAGTTTGAGTCCATCATCAAGCCTAAAGGTCGTATTCTGTTTCTGGGAACACCTCAAACAGAACAAAGCCTATATAACCTACTTCCAGAAAGAGGATATAGGCTTAGAATTTGGACTGCTAAATACCCTACTGATAAACAATTAAAAAACTTATCAATAAATTTATCTCCTAAAATCCTAAAAGAAATACAAAATGATAAATCTTTAGAGAATAAATCAACTGACCCTAAAAGATTTACTGACGAGGATTTGATGGAGCGAGAAGCTTCGTATGGTCGTACAGGTTTTGCCATGCAGTTTATGTTAGATACTAAGTTATCTGACCTAGACAAATATCCTTTAAAGCTTTCTGACTTAGTTGTAATGAATTTAAATCCAGATAAAGCTCCAGAAAAAGTGATATGGGCAACTTCACCAGAATTGAAGATAAACGACATACCATGTGTTGGTCTAAATGGTGACGCATTTTATAGACCTATGGCTATACAAGGAGACTGGGCTGATTATACAGGTAGCGTAATGGCTATTGACCCAAGTGGTCGTGGTAAAGATGAAACTGCATATGCTGTAGTAAAGATGTTACATGGTCAATTATTCGTCACTAAGGCAGGTGGTTTGTCTGGTGGATATGATGACCAAACATTACAAAAGCTTTGCGACATAGCTAAAGAAGAAAAGGTTAATTTTGTACTTATAGAAAGTAACTTTGGTGACGGAATGTTTACCAAAATGATTACACCTTTTTTTATGCGTACACATAAAGTAACCATAGAGGAAATTCGTCATTCTCAACAAAAAGAGAAACGAATAGTAGACACTTTAGAGCCAGTTTTTAATCAGCACAGGCTTATTATTAATCAAGATGTAATAGATAGAGATTATGCTTCCACACAGCATTTACCTCCAGAACAAGCTCTACGTTATCAATTATTTTATCAGATAAGTAGAATTACAAGAGAACGTGGAAGTTTAGCCCATGATGACCGATTAGATGTCTTAAGTATGGCTGTAGGTTACTGGGTAGAACAAATGTCTAAAGATGTAGACTTAGCTATGAACGATAGAAAGAATCATCTTATGAGACAAGAGCTTAATAGATTTATGCAAAATGCAGTGGGAAGGAAACCTCAAGATTTAACTTGGATGTGATTTAAGTTCCACCTTAAGAGGGGGAGATAACTATAGAGTATATCCCCTTAAGATAACTAAAGGAGTACCTAAAGATAAACCAATGGAGTTATGAATGAGTTCTAAAGATAATAAACCTATTACCTCATCATCTAATAAGAAATATATTAAACCTAAGAGAGTAAAGATAACTAACAGCTATTCTAAACATAAAGCTGAAGACTTTGTAAAAGACAATCTAAATAATTTTTTAAACTTTCTTTTAGATACATCAGGAATTGAAAGGCACTATTAATATGAATAAAAAAGTATGGGATAAACCTAATCCTATTCCTAAGAAGGATAGAAAGACACTAAAAGGTAGAAAGAATTATTCTTCAGTAAAAGCACAAGCTGATAAAAAATTCGGAAGTAAAACTTCTTTGGTAAAGAATATGTATATCTCAAAGAGGTTAGGCTAATGGCTACTACTATAGTTCTAGTTGCTATGTGGTTAAATGGTCAAACAACTTTTTGGTCTACTATAAGTGCTGAAGAATGTATTAAGTTACAGGAGTATGTCTACCTTAACTCACCAGTTAAGATAGCTAAGTGTATGCCAGAGAAGGATGCAAGAGCTTTATATGACCAAATGATGAGTCAAAAAGTAGAAGCTTAAAATAATTCCACAAAAAAATCTGAAGAGGTTATCGATAGGTTACCTCTAAGATTTTCCCCCATTAATCATATCATACTCGGTCAAAAATCAAGGATATACGCCACTATCATTTTTTGGCGGTATTGCTTTGCAAAGTAAAATAAATAAAATTATTATTTTCTGTAGGTTTTTATATCTCTACTGGATTTACAATCCATTAGTTTTATTATTTCTATGTAAAATTTTTTTTCTTTTGGCTCTCAGTCTTTTACCTATTGTATCTATATTTTTTTTTCATAGTAATTTTATTATTAATATTCATTCAAAACTTATCCACAACTTTTTTAATCCATTAGCAAATAATAATTAACTACGAGCTTGTAATAATAACAAACTTGTATTATTTATTAAAACAGGAAAAAACAAAGGAGACTTTAAAATGACTAATTACACTAATCAAAAATTACAAGATGTAGCTAACAAAGTTATAGCTCAAATGGAAAATGCAGGTACTGATTGGATTAAACCTTTTAGTTACTCTTCAGCTTTAGGCAGTAGCACTGGCTCAAGAAATCTAAAAAGCAATAATTTATATACTGGTATCAATATGGTAATTCTAGGCTTTGAAGCTATGGAGAAGGGCTATAAGTCTAATACATGGGCTACTTATAAACAAATCCAAGAAGCAGGTGGGCAAGTATTAAAGGGTAATAAGTCAACTAGCGTTTGCTACTATGGACAACATATCAATAGAATTAAGGATGATGTAACAGGAGAAGAGCTTATTAATCCTTATAGATTTCTTAAGTTTTATAATGTGTTTAACATTGACCAAACAACTCTAGAAGCTAAGCCAGTTGTAAAGTCTAAGCCTAGAACTTTAGTTGAGAGAATAGAAGATGTTGAAAAGTTTATATCTTATACTAAAGCTAAAATAGTACATAGCGAAGCAGGTAGATGCTATTATAGACCTGCTACAGATACAATCAATATGTCTCCTCTTGACTCTTGGAAGGCAGTAAAAGATAGCTCAAGAGAGGAGCTATACTATTCTACTTTACTACATGAATTAGTTCACTGGACAGGCACAGAAAAAAGATGCAACAGAGATAAAGCTTCAAATGTGTTTGGGAATGAAGGATATGCTTTTGAAGAGTTAGTTGCAGAATTTGGCAGTGCCATGCTTTGTAATACTTTAGAGATTAGCAAAGAGCCTTCAACTCAACACGCTAAATATATTAATAACTGGATAGCTAGAATTAAAGAAGAGCCTAAGGCAATCTTTAAAGCAATCGCTATGAGTCAAAAAGCGGTTAATTTTATTTATGATTTACAACAGGAGGAGGGAGTAAAAAAAGTTGCTTAACTATCATTTAATTGTTGCAATCCTGCAGTTAGTGAAGGGTTGCAACATAAAACAAAGGAGAATTAAAAATGACTACATTAATAAATATTAATAACGTACAAAAACGCCCAACTATTTCAATCAATAATAATTTTGAGGTTTTAAGCTTAGTAGTAAACAATACATATTATGAAGCTTTTACAATGGATAGGTTAAAAGAAAAACTAGAACTTGATAATATAAAGCTTGTAAAAAAGGATGTTGTGAAAATTAACAAGCCTTTGCAGGATTATAAGATTTCAGAATATAAACCAAAAGGATTAATCTAATGAATACTTTTTTTATTTTAATTAATGGAATTGTTTTTAGTATTTTATCAACTGTATTTATTTTGGCTATTTTATTTATTTACTGGAATTTTACAGAAAACAAGCAAACCAAAAACAGGAGGAGGGTACTATCATACCTGCAGAATATCTTATTTAATAACTAATTAACTACGAACTTGACACTAATACAAGAAGGTACTAGTATCAAAATAACAAAGGAGAAAACGACATGATTAAAAAAAATCATTATATTAGAACAGT